GCCAAGCGAGGCCGTCCTTGTTTGTGATGACGTGGAGGGAACGGGCTACGCCATCGCAGCGGTCGATATGTGCGCTGCGGGCGTCGGCGCGCCCCACGTCAGACAACGAATCTTCTTTGTCGCCGATGCCGACCCCGACTGCTTCGGATTGGAAACGCACGCCAATGAAAGCTCGGTATGCATTTCGCCCGTGGTACGAGAAGTGCCCGGACGACCTAGCGAAATGGGCAGTTCGGCAATCTGGCTTGGACCACGCCCGACTGGTGCCCGACCTATGGCGTTGGGCAATGGGTCTGCCGCCGAGCTGGGACGACTGCGCGCCTACGGAAACGCAATTGTTCCGCAAGTCGCGGAGCAACTGATCGCCAGCTATTTGAAGTGCCGGCCATGACCCGCCGCGCATTCATCCCCCGCGAGTACCAGCAGCCCGTCATCGACCACATTCTCGACGTGCAGCGCGACGCCGTGTGGGCCGGCATGGGCATGGGCAAGACCGTGTCCGCGCTGACCGCGCTCGACATTCTGGAAATCACCGAGCCTGGCCCCGCCCTGGTTCTCGCCCCGCTGCGCGTGGCCGCGAGCACCTGGCCGGACGAGGCGAAGAAGTGGGAGCACCTGCGCAACGTGGAAGTGTCGGCCGTCGTCGGCACGCCCGAGGAACGCCGCGCCGCGCTCAAGCGACCGGCGACGATCTACGCCACCAACTACGACAACCTGCCGTGGCTGGTCGAACACTACGGCGACAAGTGGCCGTTCCGCAAAGTGGTGGCCGACGAATCAACCAAGCTCAAGTCCTTCCGCCTGCGCCAAGGCGGGGTGCGCGCGCAGTCGCTCGCCCGCGTTGCCCATTGCAAGGTCGACCGCTTCATCGAACTGACCGGCACGCCCAGCCCCAACGGGTTGCAGGACTTGTGGGGCCAGGCGTGGTTCCTGGACAAGGGCGTGCGCCTGGGGCGCAGCTTCGAGGCATTCAAGGCCCGGTGGTTCCAGTCCATCCAGGTGGGCAACGACCGTCACGCCGTGCGCCTTGAGCCCCTGCCGTTCGCCCAGGAGCAGATCGAGGACCGCATGCGCGACCTGTGCCTGTCCCTCGACGCGCGCGACTACTTCGACATTTCCGAGCCCATCGTCAACGTCATCCGCGTGGAGTTGCCGGCCAAGGCCCGGCGCCTCTACAAGGACATGGAACGCGAAATGTTCCTTGCGCTGGAATGCGGCACCGAGGTGGAAGCCTTCAACGCGGCGAGCAAAACAATCAAATGCCTGCAACTCGTCAACGGCGCGATCTACACCGACGACACGTGCAGCGCCTTTGCCGACATCCACGACGCGAAGCTGCAAGCGCTTGAGGATGTGATCGAGGAAGCGGCCGGCATGCCGGTGCTGGTGGCCTACCACTTCAAGAGTGACCTTGCCCGCCTGCAGCGTGCCTTCCCCAAGGGCCGCGCCCTGGACAAAGACCCGCAAACCATCCGCGACTGGAACGCCGGGAAGATCCCGGTCTTGTTCGCCCACCCGGCCAGTGCCGGCCACGGCCTGAACCTACAGGACGGCGGCAACATCCTGGCCTTCTTCGGCCACTGGTGGGACTTGGAGCAGTTCCAGCAAATCATCGAGCGCATCGGCCCCACGCGCCAAGCGCAAGCCGGACACGACCGCCCGGTGTTCATCCACCACATCGTCGCCGCCGACACCGTGGACGAGCTTGTGATAGCCCGCCGCGAATCGAAGCGCGAAGTGCAAGACCTACTACTTGAAGCCATGAAGAGGAAACAACGATGAGCGAAGAACGACCCGAGTACGCCGCAGCCCTCACCACCCAGGTGGGCGGCAATCACTACAAGGACATGGCTATCCAGCCGGTCGAGTACATCCACAAGAACGGCATCGGCTATTTCGAGGGCTGCGTCATCAAGTACGTGAGCCGGTGGCGCAAGAAGAACGGGGTCGAGGATTTGAAGAAGGCGCGCCACTTCCTCGACCTGCTGATCGAGTTCGAGGACCAGCAGCGGGGTGGCTTGTAATGGCCGATGAAATCGACCTCGCCCAGGAGCGCGAGCACATCGCCACCAACTCGGCCGTCAATGACGTGCGCGAGCAGGCCGCGCGCATCGAGCCCGGAGCGCCGGGTGAGTGTGAATTGTGCGGCGAGTGGTCCGGCCGCCTGGTTCGCGGGGCCTGCGCCCCGTGCCGCGACAGGTACAAGCTGCCATGAGTGAAACCGAATTTTTAACCGCTGACGAGTTGGTCGAAGTGACCGGCTACAAGCACGTCGCCAGCCAGCGCGAGTGGCTGGACAAGAACGGGTGGGCCTATGTGGTCAATGCCGCCGGCCGCCCCATTGTTGGCCGCTGGTTTGCGCGCCTTCGCCTTGCCGGGGTGCAACCCACGGCGGCCGGTGCCCAGCCAGTTGGCCGACCAAACTTTGCCGCTTTGGACTAAGCTATCATGATGCGCCCGAAATCAAACCACCGCGACTTGCCGCCCAGGATGCTGCGTCGCGTGCGCACCCTGAAAAGCGGCAAGGTTTGGGAATCGTTCTACTACAACGGCCGCGACGCCGAAGGGCGCCGGGTCGAGATTCCGCTCGGGCACGATCTGAACGAGGCCAAGCGCAAGTGGGCCGAGTTGGAGTGCCGCGAGGCGCCAGCGGAAACCGGCCTGATGCGGTTCGTGTTCGACCGCTACGAGCGCGACGTGATACCGACCAAGGCGCCCAAGACGCAGAAGGACAACCTCGGGTGCCTCGCCATGCTGCGCAAGGTATTCGACGCCGTGGGCATCGACACTATCACCCCGCAACACGTGGCGCAGTACCGGGACCGGCGCGGCCTCAAAGCCCCGGTGCGGGCAAATCGTGAAATCGCTTTGCTGTCCCACGTGTGGAACATGGCCCGCGAGTGGGGATTTACCGCCAAGGAAAACCCGGTCAAGGGCGTGCGCAAGAACAAGGAAAAGCCCCGCGACTTCTACGCCGACGACGCCGTCTGGTCCGCCGTGTATGCCGCCGCGTGCGTCGAGTTGCAGGACGCCATGGATTTGAACTACCTCACCGGCCAGCGCCCGGCCGACGTGCTCAAGATGCGCCTCGCCGACATCAAAGACGGCGCCATCGAGGTGCAGCAGAACAAGACCAAAAAGAAATTGCGCATCCTGCTGGACGATGAAGGCACGCGCACCGAGTTAGGCAAGGTCATCGACCGCATCAAGGGCCGCGAGCGCAAGGTGGCGAGCCTGTTCCTGATTGCCACGCCAGCCGGCACCGCGCTGAATCAATGGACGCTGCGGACCCGCTTCGATGATGCGCGGGCCGATGCCGCCAAGAAGGCCACCGAAGCCGGCGACGACACCCTGGCCGCAAGAATCCGCGCCTTCCAGTTTCGTGACATCCGGCCCAAGGCCGCGTCGGAAATGGACCTCGAACACGCCAGCAAGCTGCTGGGCCACACCGAGCACGAGATAACCGAGAAGGTCTATCGTCGGGTGGGCGAAACAGTGAAGCCGACCAAATGAAAACGGCCCCGATCATGGGGCCGTTTTCAAGTCCTCGGAGTAAATGAGGAAAATCAACAGGTTAGAGCTAAATCATTTCCGCAACCCGCGTTTGTTTAGCTATCCTAACACGTTGATTCTGCGATAGGCTACAGGGTACATGCGGAAATGATTTTGAGGGGTACGCCATGACGAAAGAGCACAAGGTACTTGCAGGCATCGCCGCGCTGATTGGGATTTTCTTCGCCCTTGGATGGGACGCCCCGGCCTATCTGGCGTGTGCAGCTTTCGGGCTGTACGCTGGCCGGGACATTTTCCTCGAAGCGTAGCGGCGAAGGCGGGCCGCGTAGGTCCGCAAGATCCCCGCCTTCACTTCGTCGCGCCTTTCAGCTTCTCCCAGGTGCGCGCGCCTGCAATGCCCAGCATGCCGGTGATGAGAACCATGAGGGCCTCGACATCGAGCAGCGGGGGTGGGCTCAGATTGGCCGCGATCCAGCCGGCGGCCTGCATGCCGTTCCAGCCCCACACCAGCAGCGGGTAGAGGATGAACTGGTAGGCCAAAGCAATGACGCTGACCCAGCCCACCGCCGGCCGCCAGCCGGCCACGAACACGCTGGCATGCCGGGCCTCTTCCTTGTTGACCTCAAGCTGGCCGCCCAGCCGTTCGGACTCTGCCCGGTAGGCTTCCGTTTCGGCCTTGAGTCCTTCAATTTGCAGCTTTGCCCGTTCCTCGTCGGAAGTGAAGAGGCTGTCCGCCACCTTCCCCACGGTGTCGATGATGCCGCCGATAAGCAGAGGGTTCATGCTGCCTCCCGAAGTGTGCGATTGATCCAGCCCAGCAGGAACTTTTGCTGGGTGCGGTCCTTGGTCACGATGTCACGGTACCGGGCCAGCTTCGCCAGGGCGTAGGCCAACGCGAACTTGTCGGGGTCCATCGTGTTGAGCGCGGCCAGGGTCTTGGGTCCGATCTTGCCGTCCGGCGTGGCGCCGCTGACGATCTGCGCCAGGCGCACCGCAGTGGCGACGCCGGCATTCACGGCGAAGTCGAACACGTTGCGCGCTACCACCTGGTTGGCGATGTTGTCGCCGCGAATCGGCGTCCAGAAGTTCATGCGGTAGAACTGGCGCACCAGTTCGGTGTCGGGAATATCGCCCGCGTCGATGGCGGCCCAGCCCGGCCAGTTCGGGTGGAAGTTGCGGGCGATGCCGGCGTAGGTCATGCCGCCCCGGTCGCCCTCAACGCTGTGCAGTTTGTAGCCGCCCTCGTTCCGAATCATGGACTCGAAGGCTTGCAGGAAATCGGCCATGGTCTTATTTCCCTTTCTTCGCTAGGTTGTCGAGGCGGGCTTCGACGGCGCGCTCGATGGCGAATAGCAGGCGCGCCGCCATGTGGCCGCCTACGCCGGATGCTGCCGCACAGATACCAACCGGCTGATCCAGCGCGGCCAAGAGCATGAACACGCCCAGGCCCACGAACCCACTGGTGAAAATCTCGCCGATGAGTTCAATGATGTTGAAGGCGCGGGGGTGTTCATGCTCTTGGCCGCGCTTTACCTTGGCATACCAATTCACAGCGCCACCTCCGAATGCCATGCCCAGGGCCAGCAGCCAGGTGGCCGCGCTCCAGGTCGTTGGGTCTTTTTCAGGCATGAGTAATTGCGTCCTTTCGTCCGAGAATGACGAGTTCCAGATCCGCAGGGCTGGGCACCTCGTCGAATTGAACCGGCCAGCCGTTCGCCCGCAGGTCGTCGGCAACCATTTCTGAGCAGATCGTGCCGCCCGCATTGCGCGTGCTCTTCCCTATCAGGTGATAGAAAGGACGCAGCGCAAACAGCAGGTAGTCACGCCAGCCATAAGTGACGTCGTCGGTGTCGAGGCGATGGTCGAGGTATTCAGCGGAAACCTCGGCCGGGCAGTCGGCGAGAATGACGCGCCCTTCCTGGTACATCGGCCACAACCGGCGGCGCCGGATGAGGTTCATGTCCCAAAAGCGCACGCCGTCAGTAAATCCAACGTGGTAGCAGGTCGAGCCCGTGAAGAACTTGGTCAGAGTCGAGGACGGCCGCTTGCCGTAGATGAATGCGATTTTCATAGCGCAGCCGCCTGACGGAACAGTTCGTCGAGTTGGGCGTCGGTCAGACCAAGCGCGGTAATCAGCGACAGCACCAGCGGGCGGTGCCGTTCCACGGTGCTGGAAAATTCCCACTCGATGCGCGCCGCGTCGCCATCGGCGCCGGGCATGTTGGCCACGGCGGTATTGACCTGGGCCAGCAGGCCGGCGCCCAGCAGCGCAAGGCGAGCCTGCCGCATGGTCACGACCTCGGGCACTGGATCAACCACCGGCACGTATTCGGGCAGGGCCGGCGGCTGCGCGCCGGGGAAATCGGCGCGGGTGAAATCAAAGCGCTCGATGGTCGAGTTGTCCTCGATGGCGACCCAGGCTTGCGCCGTGTCGTCTTTCTCCAAGCGCCACAAAGTACCCGCCAGCAGGGCCATGAAGGCGACGTGCTCGGGCGTGCCGGCAATCGCGTCCAAGTCCTCGCGGGTGTTAATGGAGGGCAATCCCATGTCGTTTCTCCAGCCAGGTGAAAAGGTTGTTGGCGTCGGCCCCGCTAATCAAGGGTCAGGTGGTCACAGACGCCGCGCGCCCCGATGCCGTTGT